ACCAAACTTCTCAGTATCCTTAGAGGACCTTAAGCTGTATGATTTCGCCAAATTCATGTACGGCTATTATAAAGTCGTCGAAGGGCATAACTGTCTAACGGTATCTTTTGCCGGAGACAAGCATAAAGATAATTCTCTCCTTCGTCATCAATTAATCTCAGTTGGTGTATTCTATCGGAAACATATCCCCTCAGAGTACCTCCAGGGGTCCATCGAACAGAGATTAGCTCTCCTCCAAGGGTTAATGGATACAGATGGATATGTATCAGAGAAAGGACAATGTGAGTTCGTCCAGAAGAGTGTAGAACTCTCTGATGATTTTGCTGAACTCTTATCCTCTCTGGGAATCAAATATCATAGGTCAGTGAAGGTGACGGGAGGTAGATCTTATAATAAGTTTACCTTCTATACCCCTAAAAGCTTCCCATGTTTCTGTCTATTCCGGAAATATAATCGCCTGAAAGAGTCCTTATCCCCTCGCCTGGGAAAGAAGTTCATCAGGTATATATCTCCTGTCGAGACGGAACCAGTCCAGTGTATTCAGGTTGATTCCCCAAGTCATCTCTACCTGGCCGGTCCTAGATTTACTCCTACCCATAACACAGCCCTAGCCTCTGCCATAGGTATCTTATGTGCCGTAGCTGATGGTGAGGGTAATGCTGAGGTAGATATCCTGGCTAACTCTCGTCAACAGGCTAAGATTGCCTTTGATATGACAGCTAACTTCTGTGAGAGTGTAGATTCGAGAGGTAGACTCTTTAAGAGATATCGAGATTCTGTTATGATTCCCCAGAGCAAATCTAAGATACAGGTTCTTTCCACTGATACTGCTGGCTTGGATGGTTATAACTGTTCTTGTGGTATCATAGATGAGTTCCATGCCGCTAAGAATTGGGATCTCTATAATGTCCTTGTCTCCTCACAGGGTATGCGTGAGCAACCGCTAATGATTGTTATCACGACCGCTGGATTCCTCCTTGCTCCATATCCCTGTTATACTATGAGACAGACCTGTATAGACATCCTAGAGGGGAATAAAACAGATGATTCCCAGTTTGCAGCTATCTATGAACTGGATCCCGAGGATGATTGGAAAGAGGAAAAGAACTGGATTAAAGCAGCTCCTTCCCTTGGTCAGACCGTATTCCCTGAATACCTCAAGGAACAAGTACAATCAGCCATCAATAACCCTGCCCTAGAGGTCGGTGTTAAGACGAAGAACTTCAATATCTTCTGTCAATCAAGGGATGTCTGGATTCCCGATGAGATTATTACTTCTTGTTTCAAGAATATAGACCTCAAGGATTTCCAGGATGAAGAGGCATGGATGGGTGTAGACTTATCAGCCGTATCTGACTTAACGGCTACCTCTATCATGTTCCCACCTAACCCCGATAGAAAGCTATACCCGGATAAATATATCTTCAAGTCTTGGTTATATCTCCCCAATGACACTATCCAAAGCTCTGTGAACTCTGATTTCTATAAGCTCTGGAAGGCACAAGGATTCGTTATCTCTACCCCAGGTAATGTTGTGGATTATGATTTCATCTTGAAGGATCAGATCTCCATCTATGACCAACTCTATATCCCTGGAATTGGTTATGACTCTTGGAATGCCACACAATGGGCTATCAACGCTACTAATGAAGGTCTCCCCTTATTCCCATTCTCTCAGACGATAGGTAATTTCAATAGACCTACCAAGAATTTTGAGATGTTAGTGAAGCAAGGGAAAGTAGTGATTGATTATAACCCAGCCGTGAGATGGTGTTTTGAGTGTGTGGAGATCAAATCTGACTTCAATGGTAACTGTAAACCAACAAAGACAGTCGGAGATGAGACAAAGAAGATAGACCCTGTTATAGCTATGATTCAAGCACTTGGTACATACCTTAATAAAACGACTTACTCCGATGGAGAAGTCCTAACCGCATAACTTTATGGGATTCTTAGGTAACCTTTTTAATAAAAACAATACCCAACAAGAGAAAAGAGGCTTGGAGGAGGAAGTATCAGCCACATCCGTCATTTTTGGTACTTATACCCTAGACGGATCAGCTACTTCACTCTCAGCTTTCTTTGCTGCCCTAGAGTTGATTAGTAACTCTGTAGCCCAACTCCCAATTCAAATCAAGAGGGAGAGGGAAATAGACACTAATCATCCTCTAAACTTAGTCTTTAAGAGCACCCTGATTGGTAAGTTTAACTTCATCAAGAAACTTATCACAGATGTCATCCTTCAGGGTAATGCTTATGCTTACATTCAGAGAGCAGATGACGGTACACCCATTAATCTAATCTATCAGGAGTATGGAGATGTACAGATTCATTACAACAAATATGCTCAGGATCTCTACTATACATCCAATACAATCAAGGGAAAAATAAACCCTGAGGATATGATTCACCTCTATAAGAACGCCCTAAACGATGGTGTTAGAGGAAGATCACTGATTTCCTATGCCAATACGGTTCTTGAACTAGCTAAAGCCACGGATAAGACTGCTAGTAAGTATTATTCTAGTGGTTGTGCTCTTCAGGGAGTATTAACCATAAAAGGAGCTCGTCGAGGATCGAAAGAACAAGCAAGAAATGCCTTCGCTGAGACACATTCTGGTTCTAGTGGTTCTGGTCTTGTCATCCTAGATGATGATATGACTTATCAACCAATCTCCAGTAATGCTAATGAGTCACAGATGCTGGAAGCTCGTGTATTCAACGTACAGGAGATAGCTAGATATTTCAATATGAATCCTCTTCTCCTTGGAGATCAGGCTGGTGCATCATATAAATCCATCGAGGCAGCTAATATTGAGTTCATCACGAGAACTCTTACCCCTTATATCTCGCTCATCGAGGGAGAATTTAATAGGAAATTAGTCAAACCCGGAGAAAATATTGTCATTGACCTGGATGAAACAGTCCTCATCAGGGGTGATCATCAGTCACAGGCAGAATATCTCCAGAAATTAGTCTCATCCGGTATCATGACCACGAATGAGGCTAGACAGACTTTAGGATTACCTCCCAAGGAGGGTTGTGATGACCTGATTGTAGCCTATACGAAGATAGACGATAATAAAATAGGAAAGAAAGATGAAAAACCAGACGGAAATGGAGACAAGGACGTCGACGATCCAGATAAGAAGTCTGAGTGATGGCCAAGAATCAAGAATAGTCGAGGGCTATGCAGTCCGTTTTAATGAACCTTCAGCTGATATGGGCTTCATTGAAACTATCTTACCTGGTGCTATCACAGAGGAAACTATCCGGAAGTCAGACATCTTTGCCCGATTTGATCATCGAGAGGATACTGTTTTGGCAAGATCACGATTTGGTAATGGATCGCTCATCCTAGAATTGCGTGACGATGGCCTTTTCTATACTTTTGAGGCTCCACATACCCAGATTGGGGATGAACTTTTGGAGCATATCAAGAGAGGAGAAATGGATTCATCATCTTTCGCATTCTCCCTACCTGCTGATGGTAAAGGTGATAAGTGGACCCAGAAAGAGGGTAAATTCTATAGAACTATCAGTAAAATTGATAGACTATATGATGTCTCGTGTGTCTGGACTCCAGCGTATCCAACCACTTCTTGTTCTACTCGTGCACAGGAGGTTCTCGATGCTGCCAAAGAATTAAACGATAAGCTCGACTCTATGATGAGGGAAGTAGAAGAGCTTAAAATCGATATTCAAGAGAATGGAAAAGAAGATGGAACTCCAGGAGACACTGATTAAGCGTGCCCAAGAGATTATTTCTCTCTGCAAGCAGGAAATCCGTGATCTCAATGAGGATGAACTCAAAGAATTTGATAATATCAAGGAACAGCTCCGTTCATTGGGTGAGGAAAAACCCGTTGAAGAGCCTGCTCCTATTGAGGAACCAGTGAATGAGGAACAACCTCAGGAAGAGGAAGCTCCCGCCACTGAAGAACCTAAGATTGAAGAAAAACCCACCGAGGAACGTACCCTCAGTGAGGAAACAAATAAACCAATAAATTTAAATAAACGTAAAATGGAAGTTAAGTATAGCCTTGTAAAAGAGCTGCGTAATGCTTATGAGACTGGTAAGAAGATTAACCTCGCTGAGGTACGTGCTTACACAGTAAACGATGAGGGTGAGGATGTTGTACAGACCGATATCTATGACATTTGGGAGCCTCTTCGTGCAAAGAATGTGCTGGTTCAGGCCGGTGCTAAGTATATTTCAGGTATCAAGAACAACGTTCAGATTCCTCTGATGTCAGCTGTATCTGTGAACTGGGCAGCTGAGACTGGTGCTGCTTCTGATGGCAGTGGTGCATTCAGTTCAAAGAGCTTGTCACCCAAGCGTCTGACCGCTAAGTATCCTGTTTCACTGGAACTCCTGGCTCAGGATTCTATCGGTGTTGAGAATGCTATCCGTGCAGACATCGCTAAGGCCCTGTCAGCTAAGCTGGAGGCTACTATTCTCGGTGGTGCTGCTGGTTCTACCACACAGCCTGCTGGTATGTTCTATGGTGCTACTCCTGTTCTGATTGAGAATTTTGCTGGTCTGACCGCTCTTGAGGCTGGTGTTGAGACAGCTAATGTTTACGGTGAGATGAAGTATATCATGTCTCCCGCTGCTAAGGGTGATTTCCGTGCCATGGCTAAGTCAAGCAAGAGCACACAGCTCGTTATGGAAGCTGGTCAGATCGATGGTACTCCCGTCCTGGCTACTTCTCATATCGCTGATGCTAAGTTTATCTACGGTGACTTCAGCAATCTGGTGATCGCTACATGGGATAACGTTCAGTTGGATGTTGTTCGTGATGTTGCATCTGTTGGTAACGGTGTTGTGACTATCGTCGTTAACGCATTCGTTGACGCTGCTGTTATCCGTCCCGAGGCATTTGCATTCGGTAAGACTCAGGCCTAAACATTAATATCTTCTGTCTATGTTAATCGACAAAGAAACTATAAAAACTCACTTGAACATAGATAGTGAGTATGAAGCAGATGATGCTTATCTTGAGTATCTTGAAGGTGTTGCCAAAGAAATCATTGAAAAGCACATAGACAGAACTTTTGATGATATCGTAGCTGAGGAAGGGGAGATCCCTCAACCTCTTCTTCACGCTATGTTGTTAATGATTGGCAACATGTACGCCAACCGGGAATCTGTATCTTATTCACCCACATATTCAGTACCTAATTCATTATCATACATCCTTTCGCTGTTCAGGAGTTATGATAAAGCTAATACCTAAATGAGAGCTGGATTACTACTCAGTCCCATCACTATTCTTGAATCCGTTGTGACGGTAAATGATTACGGAGAAGAGGAGACTGTATGGGAAGTAAAGTTTACGACAAAGGCTCATGTCTTACATGACGGAGGAACTAGGACTGATATAAATGATGAGATTGTCTACACCAACCTAAAGACATTCGAGGTTAGGTATTATGTACCTATCCTAGAGTTCGATAGAATTCTTTGGGAAGGTAAAACCTATCGTGTTCTGAATATAGATCCCAATAGAGATAAACAGAAATTAACGATTAGAGCTGAATTGGTAAATGATTAATTCCCTGATAGACATAGGAAAGTATATCTACTCGGTACTTTCCACGGACGATACGCTTCACGCTTCGTTGGGAACTAAGATTTATCCACTCGTCGCTGATAACGATACTAAGTTCCCATTTGTCGTCTATAAAAGATTATCCCTGGAATCTAACGGTTGTAAAGACGGATACTACCAAGATATCGCTGAATATCAAGTCACTGTTATAACCGATAAGTATGCACCAGGATTAGAAATAGCACAAAGGATTAGATTCCTCCTAGAGAGACAGGATGTTTCCTACGGGGAAGATATTACTATTGATTCCGTCTTATCCTTTGCCACAGAAGATTACAACGATGGATTTGTACAGACACTACATTTCCGTTTCACAGTTAAAAAATATTGATTTAATAATATGTCGAAAATTATCCAGGGCCGTGACCTTATGCTTTTTGATAATGACGGCCATAGCTATGCTTATGCTACCAACCATACCCTTACGATGACTGCCGAGACAACCGACATCTCAAGTAAGGACCATGGTATCTGGGGTGCTAGTGAGGTTTCTAAGTATACTTGGGAAATCACTTCAGAGAACCTCTACACAGTTGATGCTTATGACGAGATGTTTGACGCCATGATCGCTGCTACTCCTATCACTGTTCGTTTCGGTCTGAAAGTTGAGCAGGTTGACAAGAGTAAGAACGTAGCTGATGGTGATCTCGCTCTTCCTTACTGGACTTCTCAGAGCTCTTACTACGAGGGTAAAGTTATTATCACCTCTCTGACAGCTAACGCTAACAACGGTGAGAATGCTACCTTCAGCGTAACTCTGACTGGTACTGGTTCTATCAAGAAGACCACTCCAGCTGTAGTGCCTAACCCATAATTGATTAGAGAGAGGGGAGTATTGGAATATCCCTATATTCCCCTTACTCTCTTTCTACTACATACCATAACAAAAAAATAAAGGATTACTATGAACGTAAAAATTAATAAAAAGAATATCGAGCTTAAGTTTACTCTCCGCTCGATGATGATGTATGAGAATATTACCGGTAAGACTTTTGCACCTGAAGGTATTTCAGATATTCTCACATTTATGTACTGTGTAGTGGTTGCCTCTTCAAAGGACTACTCACTTACATTTGATGATTTCATTGACTGGTTGGACGGTAGCCAGGAAAAACTCACAGAATTCTCAGGTTGGCTCACGGATGTCATTAAGACTTCTGATTTTTTAAAAAAACAGTAGAGCAACAGAATTCAGGTGATCCCGCACCAAAGTTAATGTTTCATTATCTCTTTAATGTGTTGGTCTTCCAATTCAGGGTAATGGATGTTTCATACTTTATGGATGTCTGCTCTGAATGGGAGATTAATGATGTTATCGAGAATATTCCTTACTTGGACAGAAATCTTTGGGAGACTTCAAGATTATGTTCCTATATTACTGCTCAAGTAAATTCAAGGAAAAAACTTCAACTCCAAGATATCTGTAAGTTCAAGTGGGAAGAACCGTTACCCGAAATCTCTGATATTCAAGAAAAGGATGTAGAGATTAGTCGGAGTGATATTGAGAGACTTCAAACTTTAGCTAAACAATGGGAAAAATAATACATGATACGTCTGAGATGGAAGGTTTCTTCCCCGGACTAAAAAAAGGAGTTGATAGAGCTGTTGTTGCTGCTGCGTTTAATGTTAGGGATAGAGCCAGATCCATGTTTCGAGGGTCTGGTTCTCTCTATAAACATAAAACTTCTGCCTATAAAGACCTAGACCAAGGTATCCAGGTAGGTAAGTTTAATCCTACTTCTGAATCAATTGAGGTTCATGCTCTTGGTACAAAGAGAATCAAGGATACCTATAAAACTAGGTTCTTCGTAGGGGGTACTGTTTATAGAAAGCAAACTAAGGTAGCCGGGAAGAAGGTTAAGCCATATTCCAAGGGTTACATTAAGGCTAATGATGTCATCACTAACGTTACTACCCAGGCTCAATCAGTTCTAAAGACATTTATTGAGAATGCTATTAAACCTTGAATCACATGGCAGCAGGTAAGAATTTAACAGTGGTGTTGGGAGCGGATACTTCTGGACTGCAAAGTGCGATAAAGAATGCTAAAACTACTCTTGAGGCATACACTAAACAGGCCAAGAAAGCATCCACCTCAATAAAAGAATCTTCACAAGCTACCAATGAACAGGTAGCATCATATAAACGATCGGTTAGAGCTTTAGAGAAAATTACCTCTGGTTCCTTTAACGCAGAGAAAGCTAGTAAAGCTTTAGCCAAGGAAGTACAAAAATTAAAAGATCAATGGAACTCTTTAGGAGATTCCGCTAAGAAGAGTAACTTTGGTAAGTCTATTTCTGAATCTTACTCTTCGGCTACGGCTAAACTTAAAGAAGTTCGTTCTGAAATGGGAAAGATGGCTCAGGGGATGAAAATCTCCAAGTCATCTGTTGTTAGTTTAACCTCTAACATGGCTGATTTCTCTGCGGGATTATTAAGAGCCATGGGAGGAGCCCAAAGTACAGGGGGAGCTATATCTGCTCTTACCTCTCTCACCAATGCTTTAGGTGTATCATCTACAGGTGCATCAGCCGGTCTAAGTTCTATGGCCGGAGCTGGTAGTCTGGCAGCATCAGGAGCCATGACTGCTGCTGGTGCATACGGAGTAGCTATTGGTGCAGCTATTAAACTTGGGGAAACGATGCTGAACTTATGGGACCAGTCTAGAAAGTTCGATAAGGACATGCATCAATTTAAAGTTGGTGGTCTTGATGATGAAGCTGTAGAACATCTTAAAGAACAGGTTCGTAGTATCGCCAGCGAATTTAGAATGACCAAGGAAGAGGTCATTAAAGTTATCTCCACGGTAGGTACATTAGCCCCGCAGCTCAAGAAGAATGGAGAAGCACTAGAATTTGTATCTAGGAATGCTATCCAACTGGCTAATGCTGCTCTTATTCCCGTGGATAATGCTGCTCGTGCTCTTATTACCGTCCTCACACAGATGAATGTGAGTGTTGCTATGTCAAAGGATGTTATAGATGTCCTAGCTCAAGCAGCACATGATGGTACAGCCGATATCGATTATCTCCAGAAAGCAATTGGGACATGTGGTAAATCAGCTGCATCAGCTGGTATATCATATCAAGAACTCGTTGCTACCCTAGAGACAATAGCTCCTCATTTCTCTAGTGCAGAGGAAGCTGGACAGAAATTACACTCTGTCTTTAAATCCCTCATCGATCAGGGAAATAAGAAGTTTAATCCCTCTATAGTTGGTTGGGAACAGGCATTAGAGAACTTAGCTAATGCTAATCTCTCCACAGCTAAGATGGCTGAACTTGTTGGTGATTCTAACGTTTACATGCTTAAATCACTTATCGAAGGTAAGTCATCCATCTCTGATTATGCTAGGTCTTTTGAGAATGTAAAAGACTCCATGGCTACCGTAAAGGAGAACATGGAAGTAGCAAAGAGTGCATTTGACATGCTCAGGGATGCATGGGAGAAACTAAAGTCTACTCTGATTAGTACTGAAATGGTACAAGGATTCGGTAAGATGATCACTTCCATGATCAACAAAGTTACCGTATTCGTTCAGAAATTAGATTCTCTAGCTAAGAAAGCAAAAGCTGTATTCGCCCTCTTCAAAGATACAAGAAAGATAACTAAGGATATTGATGAGGCTAACAAGAAAGCAGGGGAAGCTAATACGACTAAGTCAGGGAGAGGACGTACATGGAGAGGAGCATCCGAGAAGGTAGATACAAAGGAAACTTCTGATTCCGTAGGGAAGGAAGTTAAGACTAAGACAAAAACAGCCATCAAGGAAGGCCTAGAAGAGGGTGCTAAGGTATCTCAGGCTGATGAGAAAGTAGCTGAAGATATCAAGAAGAAAGTTAAGGAAGCTACTAAGTCTGGCCTAGAGGAAGGTGCTAAGTCTGCTAAGAAGACAACTACATCAACTTCAACATCTACTCCTAACCTAGGTCCTAAACCGAGTGAATCTGTTTCTTCTTCTGGCTCTAAAGTTAAGTTCTCTCCCTTAGGGGGTGATGAATACTTGAAGAGAGTACAGGAACAGGCTAGAAAGAGAAAACAAGCGGAGAAGATCATAGAGGATTCAATGAAACCAGAGAATCCTAACTCCGTTCCTTCTGGTGCTGCTCATGTTAAGGAAGCTGCTAAAGCTACAGCTGATGCTTCTAAGAAGGGAGCTGAATATGCAGAGAAGATAGAGAAGGCTATGCAGGGAGCTGCTGATGCTGCTAAACGTGCTACTGGTCAAGGTCAGTCGAGAGTAGCTGATGCAGAACATATCTCTGGTCCTTCCTTCTCAACAGGAGGTTCTACTGGCAGGAAAAGAACAAAGAAAGCTAAAGCTACAACATCAGGTAAAGGTCCCGCCGAATCTACATCTGGCGTAGATGTTAATATCTCTCAGACGGGAGGTGACTTAGCTGGTATAGGTGCAGCCGCAGAGGAAGCTACTCCAAAGATCTCTAAGATGGCTGGAGCAATGAAGTCTCTGAAGGGTGTAGCCAAAGCTGCTGGTTGGGTAGGAGCTACTATCACAGCTGTTGATCTCTTGAAGGAAGGTGCTGCTAATGCAATGGACTTCAATAAAGCCCAGAGTACACTCCAAGCTGTCTTAGGTGTATCTGCCTCTGATATGGCTGCCTTAACAGCACAAGCTCAGGAACTTGGTGCCACAACGAAGTATTCAGCCTCAGAGATAGCATCACTCCAGATTGAACTTGCTAAGCTTGGTTTCGGTCAGGAGGAAATCTTAGGAATGACTAATGCTGTACAGAACTTAGGTACATCATTAGATGCAGACTTAGGTTCTAGTGCTGCCTTGACTGGTGCTACGATGAGAATGTTTGGTCTCCAAGCTAAGGATTCTCAGAGAATTGTTGATGTCTTCGCTGCTAGCTGTTCTAAGTCAGCTCTATCTTTCAGCTACCTTGATTCAGCCATGTCAACGGTAGGTCCCGTAGCCAATGCATTTGGTCTCACCTTAGAAGATACAATTGGTCTCTTAGGTACACTATCCAATGCTGGTTTCGATGCTTCATCCGCTGCCACAGCTGCTCGTAATATAATCTTAAATCTAGCCGACTCTAACGGTGCCCTAGCTAAAACACTGGGAAGAACTGTTAAGTCTGGTAAAGATATGCTCGTTGCCCTCCGAGATCTTAAAGCAGGGGGTATAGATCTAGCAACCGCACTAGAACTAACTGATAAGAGATCCGTTGCCGCTTTCAATACGATGATGGATTCAGCCGAGACAGGTTATGCCTTGATGGATGCTCTCTACGCTGCCGAGGGTGCAGCACAGAAGATGTCTGATACCATGGCTGATAACTTGACCGGTGATGTAGCGGGTATGAAATCTGCCTGGGAAGCTCTCATGTTAGAGTTGATGGGTGGACAAGATATCCTTCGTCTCCTCGTACAGGAAATAACAGATCTTATCAGAATTATCATAGAGATCATAAAGGATCTTAAAGCATTCTGTCAGGAAGTAGAGGTCGTTGGGTTTACTCTCAAGGGTCTCTTAACAGCCTGGGTATGGGTATGGAATGCTGCGGTAGCCATAATCAAGACAGCCATAAAACTATGTGTTGGTATCTTAGAGGGCCTCTATTATGCTCTTACCTTCAGATTTGGTAAGGCTAAAGATGCCGTCGTTAAGAATGCTAAGGATATAGGCCAGGCTTGGGTTGATATGGCTAATAAGTCCATAGAACAAACTAATAAAATCTGGGGACAGACTGTTGAACCTGAAGTTAAAGTCAAACCTTCCGTAGAGGTTCCAAAGATGCCTGATGTCAAACCAATCTCTGCTAAACCAGGGAAGGGTAAGAAGGATGGTAGTAAGACAGGAAAGACTACTAAGGAAGAGAAGATATATGATGAAGGTTCGATTGGAAAACTGGAACAGAGAATATCTAAACTCCAGGAAGCCTTAAAAGCTGCTCCAACATCTGCTCTCAGAACATCTATCCAGAGAGAAATTGATGCCCTCACTAAACAGAAGGATGCCATAGAACTTGAGCTTCGTCCTGTTCTCCCCGAGGGATCATTAGCTCTCATAAACCGTCAGATTCAAGACCAACAGAATCTCCTTGACCTAGCCATAGATGATAAGTCTCGGCGGAAGATACAGGATGAGATAGATAAACTCACTGGTCAGAAAGAGGCCATAGAGTTAAAACTCAAACCTATTGTCGAGGAGAAAGATATCCAATCTATAGCCGAACAGATAGCTGAGCATAGATATGAAGTCCATGCAGAGGTTATTGCTGAACAAACATCCGGCGAGAAGAAATCAGAACCAGAGAAAGCTCAATCCAATGCTGACATGCTTAAGGGAGAATTAGACTTCCATAAGCAGATAATGAAAGCTCATCAGGATGAGTATAAAGAAATCCAGAAGAAGATAGCAGCAGGAGGTATCCTTAATTCTAATGAACAGGAGCTGTCCAATGTCTATGAAGAGGCCACACGTCAGGTTAATAAGTTAACCCAAGCCTACGAGAAAGCACAGAAAGCAGCCACACTCCTTCAAGCCAAATCTAACTATAAGAAAGCTATCTATAATGGAGTTAAAGGTTCCATTGATACCTTAGGTGGACTCAATGATTCTATCTCTTCTGTCGGATCTACCTGGACTAACCTGACTAAGAACTGGGAGGATATGTCTCCCTTCGAACAGATTACGAATGGTATATCTGCCGTGATTGGTACTATCCAGGAGGCCATAGGTATATATGAATCCATCTCTGAAATGATAGACCTTTTCGGTGATATCGCTGCTGCATCTAGTGCTAAAAAGATAGCAGCTGATGAAGCTGAGATGGCCATGGATACAACTAAGACAACAACCGAATCAGCTAACCTAGCCACTAAACTGGCTAATGATGCTTCAGAGAATGCATCCGAGATAGGTAAGCTTGGTGTGAAGGAAGCTGGATCAATAGCCAGTGCTACATCATCAGGTGCTTCTCTCCCATTCCCTGCTAACATAGCTGCTATCGCTGCTGGTATAGCTGCCGTTGTTGCTGCTTTCTCCATGGTATTCTCCTGTTTCGCAGACGGTGGTATCGTATCTGGGGCTACTCATAACGGGGATTATAACCTAGCAAGAGTTAATTCAGGGGAGATGATCCTTAATGGAACTCAACAGAAGAAACTCTTCAATCTCCTAAATGGATCAGGGGGTGTAACATCTTCTACCTTAGGTAATGGTGTGGTAGACTTCAAGATCCGTGGTAAGAATCTGGTTGGTACATTAAAGAATACAAATAAACGTTACTCTAAGATATAATGAGATACGTAGGAAAATTTAAGACAATCGAAGAGGAAACTATCCGAGTTGAAATAGACTCGGGTAGACTTCCCCGATCACAGAATACAGAGGAGGATGAATATGCTCTTCCTCCCTCTAATCAAGTGATCTATAGAACGTATAATCCGATTGGTGAACGAGCCTATACAAGAGCTGCTGTCTCAGGGGGTAGTGCTTCTGCCTGGATAGAAACATCTAAAGTAGATTCCGACACACAGACTAATGGTAGGACAACTACCTTTGATGGAGTATCCTATACCGGTCTGAGAATGTTAAGTCATGTCACTAATAAAAACTCCGGTGTAATAACTTACGGAGGGGAGATTAATATGATATCAGATCTCTTCTACGGAGACTCTAACATAGAGAGAGTTTTTATCCCAATCGAATGTACAGTCCTTGGTGAGGATGCCATATCCAGGTGCAGTGGATTAGTATCCCTCAAACATACATCCCTGACTAAGTTCGGGGCTAGATGTTTAAAGGATTGTTCATCTTTATCGGATTTTGAATTACTCCCCTACGAACAAACTCAGTACATCGGGGAGAACGCTTTTAATGGGTGTACAGCATTACACTTTGAAAATATATACCTCGATGGATGTACCCTAGGAAATTATGCTTTCCAATCCTGTGGAATCCTTCGGGCAGAACTACATAATCTCACATCTGTCCCAAGTGGATTCTTCCAAGGATGTACTTCTCTCAGGGATGTTGAACTCTATAACGTAGATTCATTCAATGTATCCGCTTTCACAGGGTGTACAGCCTTAGAGAGGATTACTCTCCTTGATGGTATTCCTTCCCTGTCTGGGACATTCTCTGGGATAAAAGCTAGTGGTATCTTATACGCTGATAATGAGGATCCTATTACCCCATGGATGAATGCTCTCCCTGGAGGGTGGTCATTCGAGGACGGAGTATTAGATCTTATCTTCGCTGGAGAGAGTCCTGTCATGATAGAACAATCATCCCCGGATGGATTATTCTCTCCCATTAAATCAAGAGCTGCTACATTGACTGTCCTAACGAGAACTCCTTTCTATGATATGTATTCCCCAACTGTTCAGGGTACATTAGTTGATATTCATAACTTAACCTCAGGGGAATGTATCTTCACAGGATTCTTAACTCCATGTCAGTATAATCAACCTTACGTTGGCCTAGATTCTTTGGAGTTAGAGGCTGTTGATAGGTTATCCACACTGGAAGACATTAACTATAAATACCTCAGAGGAAGTGCATCTGTGGTTAGTATAATCAGAATAATCAAGTACTTAATCCATCAGGTGGCGGGTTACAAGGGAAATATATATGGTCCTACGAAACTAAAGGGAGCTAATTCGTATACCCATGCCTTCGAAGGGGAATATATAAATGATGAGAACTTCTATGACGATGATGATGAACATACCCCTTGGACTTGTTATGATGTCTTAGAGGAGATAGGTAGAATCTACGGAGTATCATTCATTCCCTATGGGGATGATGTATATATCATAGACCCGAAGATCAATAGTAGAGAAGAGGGGAATGAAATCTCCTACTATAACTATGATACCGGGGAAACTGTTACTAAGACCGTTAAGAAAGTCATTGGGGTTAATGATTACTTAGGAGATCAGCATGACATAGAACTTGATGAAGTTTACAATAAAATCTCAGTCAGTGCTAATATCTATGAGATCGATAAGGATGATATTCTCCTTGATCCCTTGGATGATACAGAGAAAGAATATATCCCGAATAGTGATGGTTCTTTCTGGTATCATGTAGCAGACAGTGATGACTATCGTATCGTTGAGAAACAGTTTACCCTGAATGAAGGACAGAGATGGAGAAGTAGATATTATTCCATTACCAACACAAAGGTAAGTAATGATACTATCATCGATAATGCTGGAGATTGGGATATCTATCTCAAGGAATATCCAACCTATCATGATACATCAGGGTGGTCTGGTAATTATATCAATACCATCTGTGCTGTTCCTACTCAATACTTCAGCTATGACTGTTCAACAGATCTTCCCTATAAAGCAGACTGGAGTGATTGTATAAGTATATATCTCCAACCGGAGAAGTTTATGACTATGCATCCCCAGAGTAGAACAGATTTCTCTCAATGGATGACTAACCTCCCCGATTGGTATGAGAATTACTATCATAAAAACTTCTTCGTACCTATCCTAGAGTATGTTAATCCGGAATACATAAGATATAGTTCACAAGACTTCTGGAGTAAGAAATCATACCTTGTCTTTAAGGGAGATCTCCAATGGGCTAATAACCATGATCATTATGCTTGGGCTAAAGCTGATGAAGAGACTTGGTACTTAGAGTATCCCATGACAGCTTACAATATAGGAAAGGTAGAAGTTAAGGGAAGAAATAACGGAGACTCCAAGTATAATAAAGGATGGACCATGTTATATTGTCAACTCCAGATTGGTGATAAGTACTGGAATGGAAAGACATGGCAGAAGAATCCATGTAGGTTCGGTATAAATTACCATGAGAAGAACGTAGTCAGGGATGATGAATATCTATCTCTTTTCTACTGGAATAAACCAGTCACTAATCATGATTACACTTATGGAATCAATGAGGAAGGATGGGCTATTCCTCTCTTTAACCTCTACGATGAGAATGATGTAAGATATGGTTCTCAGGTAGATCTCTTCGGACAACTTAAGTTTACTATCTTCACTCCTATCTGTCCTTGGGATAATCAGTTCTTGGATTGGGGAAGTGGAGCATTCTTTCAGATCCTGAAGAAGATGTATCCTGTGGTCTATATGCAGGGACTTAATCTCATGCTTAAAACCGTTGATAGTAGTTACGGTTGGTTCCATGAGAATGAGAAACAAGAAGACTCTAATGATGATGTCATCTATTCTAACATAATCTCCATGGATAATGTATCAGAACTGGATGATATTGAAGTTAAGATAAATTCATACTGGGAAGGAAAGCCTAATGCTAGGTCTTATCTCCTTACCCCGACATCAAACGGTACATATAATTACCTAACGAATGGTTTATATGATCCGTATACAAACTCCCGAAGAAAACCGGAGGAGCTTGTAATAGAAAAATACTATGAACATCATAGCATGCCTAAGAAGAAATATAACTGTCAGGTCAAGGGATATTATCCTCCCTACCGTGTATGTACAGCAACAGCACTAGGACCTACTAAGTTTACGATTGATGCTCAGGACTTTGATGTTAAGTTAGGTCAAAATACTATTTCACTAATTGAATATTAATAATGGAAGAAGAAAGAAACTTAGAACAATTTGTTGAAGAGTATAGATCCTCTGTCCAGGCTAACGGTGGAATAGAAAAAAGAGATAGTAACCCTACCGTGATAACCTGGAGATATAATGGTACAGATTATCCTATCGGTAGTCGTGTTACTATCTATACTGATAATACAGCTAAGACTATAACCGCTGGACAGTTATGGACTCCCAGTGGTAACTTAGGTTCCTATGGTACTAGTAATTTCTCTGGTAGTGTAATCTCCTCAGCTCTTTTCAGCCAGGATACAACGGGTGGATCCTGGAAAGATGTTAAGATAGGAGTCAAAGAGAATACAACAGGTTCACAAAGGGAAGGTTCCTGTAGGGTTAAGAACTCTCGTGTGGATGGTTATTTTTATATAACCGTGATCCAGGGAGATAACGTAGAACCTGAACCAGAGGATCCAACTACTTACTATACTATTCGATTCCTCTCCACTAATGGTCCAAGTGTTACCGTTCATAAGACAGAAGGTCTTCCCGCTGGATCTATGCCTACTCCTCCTGATATTTCAAACCTTAAGCCAGGCTATGATTTCGTTGGGTGGAATCCTACTGTCTCTGTTGTAGTAGGGAATCAGGATTACTATGCTGTCTGGGAAGAACATGTTGAACCAGAGGATCCAGTCTCTATCAAGATAGGTGATACAACATACCTTGGGTCAGATAATACAAAACCCGTTGTCCAACTTGATACTTTCACATGTGAGGCTCAATCTGTTGTAATCGGACAATCATTTATTCCCTCATCGGTGACTACTGATTCCGCCTGGAGTGTTTCTGGATGGAATGGTGCTTCGATTAATATAAGCAGTACAAAGGGACAATGGAATGATATTACTCTTACCCTAAAAGCTAATGAGACCGATACACAGGTAGGTGGAGTGATACATATCACAAACACTACTTATCCTTTAGATTTATCGATAGCTATAACCCAAAGTGCGAATAGTAATTATCGTACCCTGGTCTTTAATGATTATGACGGGAGAACGATAAATACGGTTACTAATGCCGTCCTAGACTCTAATACTATTAACTATCTATCATGGCCATTACCTTCCCGGAGTGGTTATACATTCAAAGGATGGGATCCTGATCTAGATGTAAAAGTAACTAGGTCTAGAACATACACTGCTGAGTATGAAGAAAACACAGGGACAACCTGTAGGATAGGTCTAATTGATTTTTGGGGAGGTGAAGAAACATATTGGATTGATGCTGGTGATACAGCTGGAACAGCACCCACTCTATACTTAACTAATGCAACCTATGCGAAACATCTCCGATTAGTTGCTTCCTTCAAAGGTATTAGTAGTGGTTGCGAACTCGTATCAAGTAGTAATACAACAAGATTCTACTATACTGCTACGGGTAAATATGAAACAGGAACACTCGGTGTAGGTAGTTTTACATTGTTTGATATAAGCGATCCCAGCGTAGGAAATGGAGACTTAGTTCTCAGGTTTGTAGACGGTGGTATTACTTACGGTTATTTCAAGATAAGTCTCTCTAACCTAGCATCTGATACAACCTATTACACCTTCCAGAATGGGAGTACATTCCTAGAACGAATTAGTCAACCGAATAGTACTACTAGTAATTTAGTTGAATCCAAAGACATCTGGACTCAAGCTAATCCAACCAAGACTGGTTATACGTTCACAGGTTGGCATCCTAAGACAGTTGATTCTAGGGATTTCTCCCAAACATTCATAGCTACCTGGCAAAAGGATAATACCCCGAGATATACAATCACATTCCAAGACTGGGATGGTACTGTCATAGATACAAGGGAATATATCCAAGGAGAACAGATTGTTGTTCCTCCTAATCCAACCAGGAGTGGTTATGAGTTTACCGGTTGGAGTCCTAATGTTAATACAACAGCCGTAGCTAATCAAACTTACATAGCTCAATATACAGGAGGTAATCCTACCGTCCCCACTATTAAAATAAATAATATAGAATATACCGATGGTAGTGGTAGTGTTTCTTTACAGTTTGATTCCTCTGCCATAACCGAATTCCAGACTATAGGTCAATCATTCATCCCCCCCACAGAGGCAAGTGGTAGTTGGACTACTAATATTCCTAGTGGTAGTTGGATTACTTCTTTCCGGTTTAGTGGTACTAAGGGATCATGGCAGGATATAAAGATCAAACTCCAGGAGAATACGGGGACTGGTAGTAGAACACAAAAATTCTACATCAAGTACAATGGTAGTAACTTCATGCAGGTTACTATCACCCAGGGAGAAGGAAGTACTCCTGTTGCTACCTATACAGCAACCTGGAAAGATTGGGATGGAACTGTCCTAAAGACGGAACAGTTTACTAGTAGTACTGCTGATCCAACTCCTCCTTCGACTAATCCAACCAGGAGTGGTTATAGATTCACGGGTTGGTATCCTGATCCTGAAACTACATCTGTCAGAACTAATCCTACTTTCTACGCCCAATATATAAAACAGTATCTCCAATCATTCTACCTGGATGATGGTGTTACTCTCTGGAGGGAAGTATGGATAGATGAAAATTATACCATCACTAATCAGTGGGTTGATAAGCCTACTAAGGAAGGTTATAATTTCAAGGAATGGAATCCTACTCTCCCACACCAGGTTAGTAAAGATCAAACTCACATAGCTGTCTTTGAGAAGACCGGAGGAGATGTTCAATTATATACAGTAACCTTCAAGGATTGGAATGGTACTGTTATTAAGACAGGTGAATATAAAGCTGGTGCTGAACTAACCAAACCTAAAAATAATCCGACACGTGTAGGTTATGAGTTTACTGGATGGTCACCAGAACCTCCCGCCACAGTTCCAGAGGGAGGTGGTATTTATACCGCCACATACCTCGCTACAGGTTCTCCGACAGAAACTCCTGATGTTCCGGCGGTGAGCTTTGGTGGAACTGTATTCCCATTGAAAGCTCAATACGGATGGTCATGGTTATCCCCTGAGTTCCCCGCTGAAGGAACTGATGGACTAACGATAGGTTGGTCATGGATGCCTACTACCTACTTCAACACTGAGTTTACTAATACTCTCCAGTACGGTAGTATAGTGAAGAGACTGGTCATGGAAAAATCTCCAAGGGGACAATGGAATCCCATTAAGTTAACCCTGAAGGAGAATACCGGGGAAGCTAGGCTTGAACAATTCAATATTGGTTTGAGCAGTGGTGTATCTGACGGAGGTGTAACAATAACAGTTACTCTCCAACAGAAAGGTTCATCTAGTATAGGTCAGACTTATACTATTACCTGGAAAGATTGGGATGGAACTGTCTTAAAGACAGAATCCTTAACCGCTGGTAGTACACCTACTCCTCCTGCTAATCCGACTAGAACTGGTTATCAATTCAAGGGATGGTCTCCTTCGATAGAGACTGTCTCAGGGGATAAAGAATATACAGCTACCTATGATGAGATTACAACGGACTTTGGTATAATCTGGAGTGGACAGACAACATACTTCTCTAGCACAGAGGGGGCTGCTCATGTCTATATTACCTTGAATGGTACATCCGCTCAGGAGGATCTTGTCTTGTATTTCACTAGGGCTGCTACCGATAATTATGCTCCTGGTTACTCATGGAGTGGAGATACTGATAATGGAAGTATCATAGGTATTACTCCTGACACTGGATTCTTGAGTGGTGATGATCGTCTGATATTTAAAATAGGGAATGGTTCCGAAGGTACTTTTGTAAAGTCCTATAAAACAAGGAGTAACTTCTATATCCACATTCATATAACCCGTGGACAGGTAACTGGTAATTATCGAATCAGGTTCTACAAATATCAAAACTATGGTAGTCTCATAAGTGATGTTACCATACCCGCTGGTAGTGTTATAACAAGACCGGCTAATCCGACAGATGAGGGTTACTCTTTCGTTAGCTGGTATCCTAATGATTGGCCAAACGGTAATGAAACAGTTACCGCTACCAAGGATCAGGATTACTATGCTCTCTGGGAATCCACCTCACAAGATTTCTTTACAATTACCTGGAAAGATTGGGATGGAACTCTTCTTAGAACTCAGGATGTAGACGCTGGTACTACTCCTAACTATACTGGTACTACTCCCACACGAGAGGGATATGTCTTCACAGGTTGGAGTCCTACTCCATATCCGGCTGATAAGAATGAGACTTATGTAGCTCAGTATGAAGAAGATGTTACTCCACAAGAACTCCCAACCTATCCTTGCATAAAGATAGGTAATGAGATTCTAAAGCAAGGAGATAGTACAACTCTCTCTGGGTATGGTCCTGAGGCGAACATGTATATCATTGGTTATTCATTCATCCCGAGTGATAATACCAACTCTTGGTCTAATACCTTGAAGTATGGTAGTATGATCTCAACCTGGTTGATGTCATCGACTAGAGGAGAATGGAAACCAATCGAGATGAGAATCCATGAGAATACAACTTCCGAAGTGAGGAAGGAAACATTCTCAATCAAACTGGGTGGTAATACATTCATAGGATTAACAATCTCACAGAATGCTGGTGATGGTTCCGGCGATGAACCTTCTGGGGATGGTCCTTTCACTATAACCTTCAAGGATTGGAATGGTACTGTCATAAGGACTGATTCTTATGCGAAAGGAGCAACTA